TTGAATGCCGCGAGGGTCTTGAACCACCGCTTCAACGCTGTCGTCATTGATCAAACGCCATTCAGTTCCATGGATTTTCATCCTTGTGCCACTGTTTGGACGGGTAATAATGAAGTCTCCAACTTTGCAAGAAGGCCCATTTGGGAAACGTTTTTCGTCTTTAAACGCATCTGGCCCCATTTTCGCAACGAACAAAACTGGAGAAAGAAGCTCTTCATGGTACATAGCGGTAACAGACTTAATAATGCCTGTCTCGCTAAACTCCTCTTCTGCTTTCGGAAGCATACACAGGAGGTGGTAAGTTACCGGATCTGGCACTTGCCGTGCCTTTTCCGGTTCAGGCTTGTTTAGCAAGCCTGACAAGTCGATTGCACTGACATCGAATTCAGTCTTCATCTTCATATCTTTCAAGTTTTCGAACAAGGTCGTTTATTAAAGACTGTGCGTACAGCAGACCTCGAATTTGGCCGCACATCTCTCGATAGGCGGGGTAGTCTTGAGCTGCCCCTCCCCCAAGACTTTCAAGAAGGGTTTTCTCCTTCTCACGAAGATCAGACAAAAGATATTTAAAAACTTCATCTTTATACATGATTAACTACCTCGTTTAAACAGGTCAACTTGAACCTTTTGGTTGTTTTGCTTTTCCTGAGCTTGTATACGAGCCATGTCGAGTTGAGCCTGCGTGTCGATCCGCTTGTTCTCAATGCCAAGTTTGGCTTTGGCAATCTCAATATCAGCTGCGATTTTTTGCGCTTTGGTCTGCTCTGCCTGACCTTTAAGCTGGAGTTCAGCTTGCTGCATCTGGACAAGAGGATCTTGTGCTTGCTGCTGGGCTTGCTGCTGTTGTTGTTGTGACTGGTTAAGTTGCAACAACTGGGCCGCGCCTTGGGCAACCAGACGGGAGACTTGAACTTCCACGTCCTCTGGCAGATTTGTATCTGGAGCGGGTAATGGCACACCAACTTGCTCTTCAACCTTCTTGCGGTACAAGAATGCCAAGTGTTCGGCAATGTGAGCCATGGTAGAAGCCTGAATCTTCTGTGCCATGGGGTTTTGGCCGATCTGCGCGGCAATCATTGGATCTTGCATAAATGCGGTGTGAGTCGCAATATGTGCATCGTGATCTTGATAAATGAATGCTTTGGTTGGCTTTCCATTGAGGAATGCCATGTTTTCGCTGATTGGATCTTTGGGCTTTTGGTCATCTGCGCCGGGAATCAGTTTGTCTGCGTTCTTGATTCCTAGAACCTCAATCATCTGGCGGTGCAGCAAAGGCAAGTCATAGATCTGTGGAGCGCCTTGAGCAAGCTGGATCACAGCTTGATACTGCATGATCCTTTGGGCCATTGTGGAGCTATTAGGATCAGAAACAGGAATGACTTCAACTATGTCGTAGTCTGCCTGTTTGACTTGGCGGTCGTTACCTTGTGGGTCGTATTCATACTCAGCAGGTGTGTAGTCCCTGATGATGCCTTTGAGCAGTTTAAACTCTTGCTTCATTGAATAATGAACACGGGCTTGCACTGCTCCCATGGTCTTCAATGTGCGCTCCAAGAGAGCCAGAGTTGTACCGACAGGCGCATTGGCGCTCATGTCAGAGATCTTCATGTCAGAGATAGAACCTAGGCGGCGGCCTTCTTCCGTGATTCTGTCTAACAAAGTTAACAAGGTAGCGCTTGGCTCCTTGTAAGGAAGCGTCATGATGTTATCTTTGATTACACCGCTTGGCACATCTACATCCCTGAATTCACCGGGCTGGATGGGGGTGTCATCACCCTTGATCCTTGCACCACGTGTCTTAAGACCGCCGGGCAAGTTGGCCAATGTACCTGCGTCCACCAACTGACGGATCAAAGATGTACCTGCACGGGCGTAACCACCAATGATGTGGATTAGGCCCATACCATAGAAACCAAAGCCGGGGATGTAGCAATAATCTACAAAGTGCTGGCGCTTGGTTTTCTTGGCATCGTCTTCTAAATAATTTCTGCGAATAGCCAGAACTTTATTAGTGCCACGATCAATTGTGATAACGTAAGGCAGACCAATACCTGTTGGTTCTCCGTCAGCATCTTCATCTTCAAATCCTTCTAAATCCCAATAAGCATGGATTTCCAAAAGCTGGAAGCGGTCGTCATCTGTGGCTTTGTAGCCTTGTTGGTCAGCTTTCTTTTTCTCAATGTCAGATAAAAGCTGCACTGGCTCGCCAAGGTCTACATCACGGTAGAACCCACTGACCTGAAGACGGCGCATTTCATTCTTAGTCTTACGCATTACATGCGTAACCCGTTCTGCGTTCTGGAGATTAGAAGCGCCATACGGGACAATCATGTCTTCTGCGGGGATAAAGATGGCAACCTGACGCTCGATGGCTGGGTCGTAGTAAATTTTCTTAAACGCCGCGCCAGCCAGACCCAATGAATACAGCATCCGCTCATGCTCTGGACGGTACTCAGGCATTTCTTCTGTCAGCTTAAAGTTCATATCCGCCTGAACTCGCTCGGCAGCTTCTTCCTTTAAACGATCTATTGCACCAATGATCTCAGTCTTAACTGGGCCAGCAGCAGGGAATGTCTCCATGATGGATTCAGACTGAAAACGAATCGCAGCCTCTGTCAGGACTGTGGAATAAACACCACAAGCTCCATTCCATGGCTCTGTGCGCTCTTCATAATTTACGCCCAGAACTTCCAAGCCTTTGACAAAGTTCTCTGCCCAGTCTTTTCTGGAGGTGATGTCAGCTTCTACCAGCTCAATTAATTCAGAGGCAATCTTGGCCAGCTCTCCTTCACTTAAGATTTCTGCAAGGTTGTCATCAAACTCATTGTTCAGATCTGTTTCGGGTTCCAGAATAATTTCAACAGAGCCTTCTTCAATGACTGGCTCTTCAATCATGACCTCAATGTCCGGGCCATCAAGTTCGTTTAAACCCATAGGAGCTTGGTTAACTGCTTTGTCGATGCTCATGTAAGTCCTTAATAATATTCCATGCGTCTGCGGTGATATATAGGTTCGTCTGGCTCATCGGAATCGATGGTAATGAACCCGCCTTGGCGGAATCTCATAAGAGCTTGGCTTGAAGAGTCAACAAGGTCGTCATGATCTCCGTTAGGGAAGGAAGCTAGTTCATCCATCACTTCCTCAGCCCAACGGGTATCTGGACACCAAACAACACCAGAAGCAAACAGATCGGAGATTGCGTTTACACGCGAGATCTTATCGTTTCCTTTACCCGGTGTAAACTCAGACAAGGGGATGCCCATTTTTCGCATCTCATAAATCAGCGGAGCGCCAGCTGCGCGTTTCTCCACAATCAATGTGTCTGGCTCCCACTCCTTCCAAAGCTCCAAGGCCTTGGCTTTAAGCTCAGGAAACTCCATGCGGGCCTTTATGGCATCCAAGAGGATAATGTTTGCCTTCAAATTCCCCAATTTGTCAGGATGCTGGAAGACACCCCATGTGGTACAGGCTGAATAATCTGCGCGATTGTTCTTTTCAAAGGCTGTATCCCATGATTGGATCAAATATTCACAGGACGGAGGCCGGTCTTGCTCCCAAATCTGCCAATGTTCGCGCTTAATGATCGCGCCTTCTTCGGATGTGGGGTTCTGTTGGTACTGGGCTTCCCATTTAGCCACTGGAAGTTCAGCTTTGAGCGCTTCAAGCGCGTCTTTTGACCAAAATGCGGGCCACAAAGGCACTCCAGATGGCATGATTGCCGGAAAATCAATGATTTCCCACTGATCTACACCATCTTTACCTGCGTTTTTGAGAATTTGACCTGTTAAGTCACGTTTTGACCAGCGAGTCATCACAATAATGATGGCTCCTCCCGGCTGTAAACGCTGCCTTGGCCCAGATGTAAACCATTCATAAACCCCATCAAAGACTGCGGGGTTAGCTTGCTTGGCTTCCTGTTCCGAATGAGGGTCGTCAATGATTAAGAGATCTGCGCCCTTGCCTGTGACAGCGCCCCCAACACCAATAGCAAAGTAATCACCACCCATATGAGTATTCCATCGACCGGCGGCCTTTGAATCGCTCGATAGCTTTGTATTAAATACCTTTTGATATTGTTCAGATGAGACAAGATTCCTAACCTTTCGTCCAAAACCTGTTGCTAATTCTGCGGTGTGAGCAGTCTGAATGATCTTCTTTTCCGGGAACTTACCCAAAAACCATGACGGGAGCAAGTACGAGGCAAACTCAGACTTGGTATGCCTAGGAGGCATGTTAATGATTAACCTCTTAAGCTCGCCTCTGGCGACCCTTTCAAAAGCATCGGCCATGATGGCATGGTGCTTCCCAGATATAAACACTGGCCATAGCTGCTGGACAAAGAACAGGAAAGACTCCTGACATCTTTCCACCCTGTCAAACTCCAAAAGCTGTTTAATCTTTGCACGCTCCGCTGGCGGAGCTTTGCCCACAAGTTGTAAATAAGCTTCAATCTCTCTGTGGGTTAACAAACTCATAACGCAGCCATTTCTTTGACAGACTTGTCCACCAACCTGATGGAGTGGAATTTATACGGCTTTATTGTCAAATGGCCATCCTGCTTTAAACGGTGAACAATCCTGTGCACGTTCGACTTAGAACTCAATCCAATCCCCTTAGCAATCACCTCATAGGATGGCGGTACGCCATGGAGGCGTATATAAGCTCTGATGAAGTCTAATACTAATTGCCTATGCTTTGTCATGTTTAAACGTTATGTTTTCCGTTACTGTTTCCCATATTAGTCCAAGGGATTCCACCAAGGCCCACTTCGCTTTAACGTCTGCGTGTCCAAGACGATGTGAGTTTAAACGATAATAAGAACGTTCGCAAGTGTTTAAACAAAAATATATATAGGGGTGGGGGTGGGCAATTTGGAAAGGAAGGGGGTGGTGTTTCTGTGGAAATGTATGGATGAGTGGATTAGAGCGTAACAGACGGGCGGGGTGTCACTGGCCACAGCGGGGGGTACGGGTGCGGTGGGTCACGCCTATGCGTCAACGTCAACATGGTGGGGCTTCTGTTTAAACGCGGTGACTTGCACGTCGTCCACTGATGACCGATCACCCTTGAGTAACTTCAAGTGCCCCGCTAGTTCGCGCTTGAGTTGATCCGCCGTCACTGGTGCTTTGTCTTGCACTTCCACTGGTGTAAACAGTCCACATGCTTTGCCCATGAGTTCCAGTGCTTTTAATTGCGTACCCTCTTGCTTGGCTTGTTTACTCAGTGCCAACAGTCCCTTGAGCACGTATCGCTTCGATGCCACTAAGTCATCAATCAGGTGTTCGACTGTCTCTCCCCATGCGTCATTGAGTGCCACTTGAACCCTTGGATCTTTCATCAGCCTGTTTGCGCTTGCACTTATTGAGGCATCACTCCCAGTGTCGTTTTTGAATGCTTGGCGGTAAGCTTGCCTGAGTGAAAGGCCTCTGATCACTCCCGCAACGAATGCAAGTTGATAAGGCGTCAACCCTCTCCCTCTCTTATTGTCACTTCCCACTAGATGACCATCGACTCTACGTCTTGGCTTCTCTGCGGCATGAGCCATCCGTTCCGCTTCGCTCATGTCATCTGCGCTCTGATCGTCCCATTGCCCCTCGGCCTCTTGCACCGCATTTAAGTACTCGGCCTTGCTAGTTCGTCCCATGATCCTCGCCTCCATTTTGTGACTGACCAGTTCAATAAGTGTTCACGCAGTCTAAACCGCGCACTGTTCGCATGATAAGTTATCCCGCAGTTATGCACAAGCAAAAAGAACAACCTGTGGACAAATCTGTGGATAACTTATCGTTCCTTTATTCGGCACGACTGTTCCGCTATACGGCACAAACTAGGGTAAACCCTATGCCTCTAGAATCGATTAAAACACCCCTACAAGCCGCGATCGCAAAAGTGGCTACCTTACCCTTACCCGCCTCCCGATCGCCTCACCTAGACGTTTTGCACTGTTTTGGTGCAGTAACTAAAGTATTACTTTTTGAAGCTTGCAAATTGAGTACTTTTTAGTTCAACCGCCTAGAACACGTCGCTACTAATATAAATACAGTCAAAACCCCTGATGACCGATTTAGAGGCCTGATGTAATAACCCTACAAATTAGTCAAGCATATATCAGGGGGCTTGTGTAAACAATATCAATGCCCCTAAAATGCACACATGCCAAGTTCGGCATACAACCCTAAGGACTTGAAAATGCTTATACATACTGAACGTGAAACCTACTTGCAAAGCGCAGTCGAGGAATTACGCCCCTCATTCTCAGCCAACGGCCACACATTGCCCTTGGCTATTCGCGTGTCATGCGCTTTGCCCTCGAATGCCAAGCGCTCAGGCGCGATCGGTGAATGTTGGGCTGATACCCGCTCTGCTGACGGCCACTACGAAATTTTCATCAGCCCGACTCTGGCCGATCC